ATTATTACCTGCATAATTTCACACCACAATTCCTTTGTTTCACATTTCATCATATTTGTTATGAATTAAAGGGAACTGTATCTATTGAATCCGAATTTCCCATGTTTCTTATGGGTGGAGAGTTGTAATTTTTTAACTAAAAGGAGTACAGCATGGAAACAAAGCATAGCAGGGAAATAACACTACAGCAACTAGTAGACAAGAGGGCTTGCTCTCCTCAAGTACAGCTATTTATAGAACTATTTGGTACTAGAGTAGATGTTACAGTGCAGGCAGTGGTTGCTATAACTAATAGGTTTGATTGGGGTTGGGCAGTACAGAACTTGTTGAGTACTGCTGCACAGAGTGAGTATTATAAGGTATGTGTTGCTGCATGGAGTGAATATAATAAGGCACGTGCTGCTGCACGGAGTGAGTATTATAAGGTATGTGTTGCTGCACGGAGTGAGTATTATAAGGTACGTGCTGCTGCACGGAATGAGTGTGATAAGGCATGTGCTGCTGCACGGAATGAGTGTGATAAGGCATGTGCTGCTGCACGGAATGAGTGTGATAAGGCATGTGCTGCTGCACGGAGTGAGTATGATAAGGCATATGCTGCTGCATTCGCAACAGCGTACATCAACGACAATAACTAAAGAAAGGAACTAGAATGAAAGGTTACATTGTAATGGTATCAATGTTGGTCGCTGAATACAGCGTTCTTTTTGTTAATACAATTTTGTGAGGTGATGGAATGAAGTTATCTAATAAACAAATTACAATTGTTTTATTAATTCCTATTATATTCTTTTTAGTAAATATAAAAGAACAAGGGGTTTTTATTGGCTCATGTCTACTTTTCATTGCTCTTTCTGCAATGACAGATATTAATAACAAGTTTAGGAGTAGAGAATGAAAATCCTTAAAGCAGGTACATTTGGAATGTATGACGTGTTTACTGGTGAGGGATGGAAAAACCACACCCGTGTGCGTTGGAACAATAAGGAAAAACATTTGCAACATGTAAATGGAAAATTCCTTTCAAAGGGGGCTGTTAAGGCTGTCATTGGTGTAATTAATAAATAAAGGAGAACATCATGTCACAACAATTAAAAGAAGTTGTAATTAAATCAGTGGATCACACTGAACTTTCTCTTTATCATTCACAACCAAAGGCTCGTGGATATAGTGCTATTGTCCAAGCGAAGAGGTCGGTCACTCCATCGGCAATACAATTGGCATTTGTTAATGCTGTTGTTAAGGAAGGAGTACAGCATGGGAACAAAGCATAGCAGGGAACTGACACTACAGCAACTAGTAGACAAAAGGGCCTGCTCTCTTCAAGTACAGCTATTCAAAGAACTGTTTGGCACTAGAGTAGATGTTACAGTACAAGCAGCAATTGCTGTAGCTGATAAGTTTGATTGGGGTTGGGCAGCAAGGGCGCTGTTGAGTGCTGCTGCACGGAGTGAGTACGGTAAGGTATATGCTCCTGCATGGAGTGAATATAATAAGGCACGTGAGGCTTCACTGAGTGAGTATTATAAGGCATATGCTGCTGCATGGAGTGAGTACGATAAGGCACAACCTGCTGCATGGAGTGAGTACAATAAGGCACGTGATGCTTCACTGAGTGAGTATTATAAGGCATATGCTGCTGCATTCGCAACAGCGTACATCAACGACAACAACTAAAGAAAGGAAAACAATTGATACAAAGTAGAAACTATCTTCATCTATTAGGTGGAGTGGACATTGATTCTAAAAGATATGGGAAAAATCCACATCCTTGGGCACAAAAACCTAATCTAAGACGGGATGAAAAAGAATTTAACACAACTGAAGAATATATGGCAATGGGATTACCTATTATTGGTGTGTGTCGAGGGGCACAACTCCTTTGTATAGCTAATGGAGGAGAATTGTGGCAAGATAGTCTTGAACACCATGCTTCCCATAATCTTCAAACAAAGGATGGAATTATTCCAAATGCAGAAGCAGGACACCATCAAGTAATGCGTCTAGATAAAATACCAAAAGAAGAGTATGAAATAATTGCTTGGTGTCCTTTTAAATCAACAGTTTATGATGAAGATGATACTCCACATATTTTGGAAGCTGCTCCTGAAGTTGTTTGGTTTCCGAAAACAAAAAGTCTTGCAATTCAACCACATCCTGAGTGGGCTTCATATGGTACACCATTTAGGACATGGATTGATAATCTTGTAAAAGAATACACAGGTCAAGAGAATATCTTTGACTTTTATCATTCATATCTTTAAAGGAATACAGAATGGCACACACTATTAAATGCAATTGTATTAGTCCATTTCAGGATGCTGAATATGGAAAAGGAAATAGAGTATATACAACATCAACAAAAGGATTCCCTCTTGTTAATCGTTGCACAGTTTGTGGTCGGTCACAAGAAGCACAAAAACCAAAGAGAAAAGGAGAAAAGTAATGTTTACACTTGGAGCTGATGTAGAAGTATTTGCACGTGATAGTTCTGGTAAGGCTATTGCATTGTGTGGAATGATCGGTGGAACTAAACAACGCCCAAAGCAAATTTCTGGAATGTCCAGAGGTTTTATGGTTCAAGAGGATAATGTATCTATTGAGTATAATATTCCTCCAGCATACAACATTGATGAATTTGTTTCTCATATTTCATCAATGGGACAACGTGTATCTGATATATTGAATAAATTGAAATTATCTCCAGTAAATGAGGCTTCAATTTCTTTTGATGAAGATCAATTGCAACACCCACAAGCAAAAGTATTTGGGTGTGAGCCTGATTATAACGCATGGACAAAGACTGAAAATTCACGCCCTCACTGTGAGAATAAGAATCTCCGTACAGCAGGTGGGCATGTTCATGTTGGAACTACATCGGTGGATATGATTACTGGTATTCGATTTATGGATTTGTATCTTGGTGTGCCTTCCATTCTGATAGACGATTCAGTTGCTTCTGCTACCCGTCGTGAACTTTATGGTAAAGCAGGGGCTATGCGCCCTAAACCATATGGTTTTGAATATCGTACTTTGTCAAATTTCTGGATGTTTTCAAAAGAACTAACAACTTGGGTGTATCAGAATGCACAGCTTGCAATGAATCGTAGTGATGTACAAAAGATTACAATCATTGAAGCACAACAGATTCAAGAATGTATTAACACAGGTAATACAAAATTGGCACAAGAATTGATTGCTAAATATGGTGTTCCTCTTCCTAAAAAGGTGTAATTATGTTTAGTAAATGTCTTTGTCAAATAATGGATTTACCATTTGATTGGGCTGCTAAAGAAAGTCCTTCAAAACTTGGGGAAACCTATCTATTCCTTAATGATATTCTTGTATTTGTGAATGGGATAAATGGTGATGGAATAACTTTTAGTACTCCAAGTGGAACTATGCACACATTTACTGATGAAGATCAAGTTGACTCTTTAAAAGTGTGGGTTCCAGAAACAGGAGTATACTTTAAGAAGGGGAGTGACGAAGCAGTCTTTCTTCAACGTAGACCACTACGGCAATGGAGAAAAAGTTTTTCACCTTCTTTCTATGAATTAAATTTTATAGGTGGAAAAGTATTTAAAATCTTTGACATTGACACAGCGTCAAGAAAAAGTATTTGGGTAGATAGGTTTGGTGTCATACGACACTATACAAAAGAAATTGGATATGTAAAAGATTCTGAAAATATTGTTTGTACAGTAAAACATTTCAGACAAGAACTATCTGATTGGACTAAAGGAACGATAACATGACAAAAGAAGGAACAACTTCAAAAGTAAAAAAGGAAAGTAAACTTTCTAAGTACTATTCCTACAATTCCCTTAATAAATATGAGGGACTTCGTGGAAAATTAGAATGTAGAGCACCAACTACATTTGTTGGAGTAGAAATAGAACTTGAAGAAGTTCATCATCTTTACGACCAAATGCCAACAAGTTTCACATATGTTGGAGATGGTTCTCTAAAACTAAGAGGAAAAGAGTTTGTAACAATTCCAATTAGGTTTTGTTACTTGGAACAAGAAATAAAAAGATTGTTTGCTTCAATAAAGACACCTCATATTTCCACACGTTGTAGTATTCATGTACATTTGAATGCACGTGATTTTACACATCAAGAACTATATCGGTTTCTTCTGCTGTATTTAATTTTTGAGCGTCATCTGTTTAAGTTTTCTGGTGGTCGGTCACACAATATCTTTTGCACTCCATTATTCTCATACATGGATAGTGTGACCAAGCATATAAATCTTCTACTAAAAGAAGGGGGAGTAAAGTATATGCAGTGGAGTAAGTATTACGCCCTAAATTTGGCTCCTATTTGGGGGCAGGAAGAAGAGAGTAAACGCTCTGGTACGATTGAATTCCGCCATATGGCTGGAACAACAGATGTAGAACATATTATTGAGTGGATAAATTTAATTGTTTCTTTAAAGATTTCTGCAAAGAAATTTAATACAGAGGAACTAATTGAAAATATAAATACAATGAATAGTACCTCAAGTTATAATCGTCTTGCAACTGAGGTGTTTAAAAAATGGCATACATATATAACAGACCAACCAACATTTAAAGAAGATGTCGAACAGGGTGTTCTAAATGTGAAAGAAAGTTTTTGTAACGACGAGAAGGTGGAAATTACAATTCCCCTTACAAACAAGGAGTATCAATAATGTGTGGAATTGTGGGAGTTATCTCCAAAAGTAAGGCAGGATTATTTAAAGGACATGCTGATTTATTTAAGCAAATGCTTTTTGTAGACCAACTACGTGGAACAGATGGTACAGGAATTATCTATGATGATGATGGAAAAGTAATAACAAGGAAGTCTCCTGAATCAGCAGGGAGTTTCCTAAGTAAAGAATGGGTAAAAAATAGTATTGATGATTCTGTTAAAACAGGGTCTTTTTTAATTGGCCATAACAGAGCTGCCACTAAAGGAAGCTTGACTTGGCAAAACACACATCCATTTACTGAAGGCCACATCACATTGGTTCATAATGGTACTCTTTTTAGTCATAAAGAACTTGATGATAAAAAGGAAGTGGATAGTCATGCAATTTGTAGTCATATGGCTATTAATGGGGCTGAGGAAACACTTAAAAATATTGATGGTGCATTTGCCCTTGTTTGGATTAATGAACTGGAACGAACTATAAATCTAGCAAGGAATCTTGAACGCCCTTTACATTTGATTGAGTGCCAAACATGCTGGATAATTTCTTCTGAATTAGGTCTTGGTATGTGGATGGCAGATAGACACAATCTTAAAGTCCTTACAGCTTTTCAATTAAAAACAGAAACCCTCTATACCCTGTCTCTTGATGATCTATACGACCTTAAAGAGAAAAAAGTAGACTATTATAAGTGGATTACTTACAAAGGAAATGCTTGGGGATGGGTTGGTAATAAAGGAGAGGTGGATGAAGGAACACCAAATTTTACCAGTAGGAAACGGAAGAACCATCCTCCACATAAACAAAAGGCATCAAATGTAATAGCTTTGCCAGCACCAAAAAGTAAGTATGCTTTTGGTGAAAAAATATCTTTTCGTCCTAAACATTTGATTGGTCAAAATACCCTATCTTGTATGATTTGGGATGAAAAACGTATGATGTATTTTGTTATTGGAGAATTAGCAACAGACACTAATGTTGAAGTACGAGTATATGGAAAGCATAAAGAACTTACTCCTATTGCTAACGCAGGACTACTTGATGGAACTATCACTGCTACAGTAATTAAAGGACAACGAATTTCATATTGGGTTGAGAATGTTAATGTAATAATGACACTTTCTGAAGATGATAAGCACATGATAGAATGTGATGTTTGTGGAGAAAAAACTATGAAGAAAGACATTACCTACTATAAAGGAAAACCATTGTGTGAGATATGCAACACAGCCTTCTCAGATAATCCACAATTAGCAGGTACTATGGGATATAATTGATATGAAAACTATTGTAATAAGTCCAACTTGTAGTAAAGAATCAGCAGAAAGATTGGCCTCTCTTATTGGAGCAAAGTATACTCTCAATAATAGGGATGATTACACTGACTTTGATGTAGTTGTAAATTATGGATGTTCAAGAGTCGGTCATTACAATCGAATAATTAATCATCCACATTCAGTTAAATTGTGTGTAAATAAAATATCTACCTTTAAAAGAGTTGTACATGGTGTAAATTACACTAAAGAGTATGATGTTGCTCTAAGTTGGCTTAAATCTGACAAGGCTGTTGTGTCACGAGCATTAGAAGAGGGGAGTAGAAGTGAAGGTGTAATGATATGTCTAAATAAAGATGCCCTTGATACAGTACCAGCTAAATTTTGGACTCGTTACTTTCCACATGAACATGAAGTAAGAATTAATGTGTTTAAAGATAAAATACTCACTGTATTTGAGAAGATAGAAGAAGATGGAATGTTTATATTTCATCCTTTAGAAATACAGGGGGAAGAGAATAAAGAAGTACAACAAATGATTCAATCAATACGAAAAAGTATTGGTATTGATTTTTATGGTTTAGATGTTTTAGTAAATAAGAAAGGAGAATGTAAATTGCTTGAAATTAATAGTGGTTCAGTATTGATGGAAGAAACTGAAGATGTTCTTATTCCTTTGTTGTTGAAGGAGATTAATAATGGTTAAAACTATTGGGCCTAAAAGTCATTGGGATACCTATCTTGAATTTGCTTGGGTTAACCAAGTAGTAAGTGGAGATGATTCTCTTTGGCAGCTTCTTTATGACCCATCAACATGTCGTACATATATGTCCTGTTATTTGTTTGGCTCTACAATAGATGAAGAGTATCTTGAAGAAGAATTTGGAAGGAATGTATTGGTAGATTCTCCACCAGAAAAAGAATTTACTAGTATCTTTGTTTCCGCTTCTACAGAAGCTAATAGTTCATATTCATTAAAAAATATGGTAGAACAAGTAGAAAAGAAACTTCCAAAACTACATAAAAAAGAGAAATTTGCTGGTATTTCTCTTACAAAATTCATTGTTTCAGAATACCCGGCAGGAAGAATTGGAATTATATTTATCGGAGATAAAGTTTGGCATAGTAATATATGGAAATCTACAATGTATACTTTTTATCTGAAGAAGTTGTGTCTAGACTGTCCTTTTGAATCTCCTAATAGCTACGGAGATATGGAGAAACAAAGAATATTTAAGCCTTTTGAAAAGAAACTTCTTTCTAAGGTCAACACAGAATTTGAAGAAGAGTTTACAGATCATTCATATGAAAGTGTGCATGAAAGGTCTGGATTTATCACAATTTGTGAGGGTATTTATAATCCTCACATGACTAAACTATTGTTGGGGTAATTATGGATAAAAATAATGTTGTAAAGTTAAATAATTATATTACAAATAACTATTTAACTGAAATATTCCAATCACTTGATATTAAATTTGCTTTTGTTACTGGAAAAGAAGGAGAATTCACACAGATTACTCAGCCTGCAAAGTGTAGGGATTATCTAGGTGATTTGTTATGGAGTAGAAAATGGGGTAAAGTAGCAAGTATTTATGGATTTTCATACAATTATGCTGATGCTCCATATGATGATGATGCTCTTAAACTATCATTAAAGTTTTCTGATTCAAATACAATGGAAGTCTTTCTTTCTAAGGTAGAAGACTTTATTCACGAAAAAGAAACTATTGCTGAATTGAAAGAGAGTACAAAAATATTCTTGACAGATAAAGAAAACACTGTTATTGTAATTGCTCCTAAAGAGTGGCAAGAAACAATTTGGGGGATTTCTCTTTTTACTTTCTATTTGAAATTGGCTGCTTATACAGTACCAAAAGCTCCTGAGACAGATTATCTTAAGAAACTAACAAAAGAAAAAGAAGCCATATTTCTTTCTAAAATTAAAAAGGCAATAGTACATATTCAACAAGAGCTTGGTTATAGTCATAATTGTTCAGGATTCTTTTCTATTTTATCTGGTGATAATAAGATAGAATATAATAATATTTTTGGAAAGGTAGCATAATGCGATGCACTGTTTGTGATAAAGGTTTAACTGATTTTGAATCAACACGTAAGTATGTTAATTCAAATGGTAAAACTGAATATGTTGATATGTGTAATCAACACTTTCGTGAAAGTGGTCTTGATGAAATTGTTGAAATTATTGAGAGGCATGATCTTTCACGTGAAGAAGATATTGAAGGAGAATTTGACGATGTTCAGTATTAATGATAAGAAAGCATTAAAGTTTCTTGCTGTATTTTATTCTCTTATTGCAATTCTTGCTATTATAGTGTTACTTGCTATAAAACTTACTGAGGTAGGATGTGGATGATTCCACTCTCGTCAGACAAACACGATGTCCAATATGTGCTAACGAAGGCCGTGACAGGTCTGGTAATAACCTTGCAGTATATTCTGATGGTCATTCTTACTGCTATGGTGGGCATGGTATTATATCTGGGGGCGATAAAGTATATCAATTTAAGCACAGAGATACACCAGTATTGGTACACGATGCAGTAGTTCTTCCTCCAGATTGTGACACGGAATATCCTCAGAGGACACTTGATTGGGTCGGTCAGTACGAGCTGACTAGAAATGATTTACTCAGTCATGGGGTTTTGTGGTCAGAATATAATCAAAGGTTAATATTTCCTGTGGTTGACTCTGAACAGGGGGTAATTGCGTGGCAAGGAAGATGGTTTGGAGAAGGAGATAAAGTTAAATGGTTTGGACGTGGAAATCTAAAAGATACATTTAATCTACTTGGTAAAGGAGATAAATTAATCCTTACTGAAGATGTTGTTTCAGCAATAAAAGTTAGTAATTGTGGTGTAATAGCCATGCCTTTATATGGATGTTTCGTTGGAATATCTCGATTAACCATCCTTCGTAAGTCATATGGTTATGATTATAAAGTACAAATCTGGCTTGACCCTGATAAAAGAAAAGAAGCAGTAAGAGAAGCAAGACGAGGACAATTTACTGGTCTTGATTCAACCCCAATTTTTAGTAGTAAAGACCCAAAGGAACACTCGTATGCAGAAATTAAGGAGATTTTAGAATGACCTGTGAGATTGCTTTTTGTATAGTCTGTGTATTATTTATTGTGTATATTGTAGTTAGAGGTTAAAATGAGATACGATAAGGCTACAATGTATTTAAATATAAAGATGTGTATCAAAGATTTTATCTTTGAAATTAAAAGGGCATTAAAATGAAAAAACTATTTGCTACAATGTTGTTGTTGTTTTCAATGAATTCTTATGCAGAATTTAATACAATTCCAGATATTCGTGAATTGAATGGTAATTACGAAGGTGAAGGAACTGTTCTTGTACTCTTTTGCCATAAGAAAGATGATGCTTTTACAGTTAAATTCTCAAATATTGTATATTATATGATTAATGTACAGATTGATGAAATTTGTGTTGCTGGAATTGATAATGATGGTGGTATGAGGGTTGTTTGTGATACAAAAGAAGACCCCTATATGTGTGATATTTTTGAACAGAGGGAGATTTAATCATGGTTGAAAAATATATTATCTTTAATTTCGCAGAAAAGGCTGGTTTTCCACTACTTACTGATAATAGTAATAAAGATGTGGTGATTAGTAGTGGTAGTGATATAGATGCAACGGAAAAGATTACTAAATTTGCTACTACCCTAGAAAAATATCTAACTGAAAAAATTACCAAAGATATTTACAAGAAAGCAGTAAAAGTTTGTTTGGAAAATGCAGTTGGAGAGGATACAGCATATAAAGCTGCACTTCAATTGGATAAACTTTCTCGTGGGGAAGTAAAGAAAGAACCAATAAAAAGGAGTATTAAAATTCCAACATTTGACCCACAACAGTTTTATACTTACACACTTCAAGCAGGGGATTGGGGTATTGCGGATGATGTCATGCCTACTAATACTATTACTGGAACTACTGGATAATGCAACTAGATACAGAGGAATTATTGCATTTTGCAGCTAAAGCGTGTAAAATAAGTTGGCCTCAAAATGGGCCTATTGGAAGTACATTTAAAAGATGGAATCCAATAGAAGATAATAGTGACTGTCTTGATATGGCATTTAAATTAAATATGGTATTAGACCCAATGGGATTTGAGACACTAGCCCTATGGAGACTACATATAACAATGAGGGCTGCTAGGGTAGGAAGGAGTATGTGATGTGTCGTTATTTATATCTTGTTGTCTTATGGTTCTTGTTTACTGTTGGATGTTTAGTATCTCCAATTCTAGCCCTAGTATTTCCATTCTTTCCAAAGAATAGTTATCTTAGGAGGTTTGTAAAGGCAGCCGATAGGATGATGGCTGCTATGTTGGGGTATAGTGGTAAGTTCACTCTCTCCGTTGAGAGTGCGACAGAACCAAAATTAGAGTGGTTACATTTAATGTTAAATAAGATTGAAGATAATCATTGTGAACAAGAAATGCTTAAAGAACACGCATATTGTAGAATTAAACAAAGAGATTTAGGAGATAAATAATGAACGAAATTCATAAATTAGTTTCACAATTGGAAGAAGCACTTATAAATGAAGACATTAAACGCGCAAGTAAACTAGCACTTAAACTTAAATGGAAAGCTGATATATTAGCAATGAAATTGTTTGATAGGAGTCAATAATGATTGATTATATTCTGCTTGCTTTGTTGTTTGTAGGACTAGGACTTACACATAGTTATTGTGTCCATGTTTCGTATAAACATGGTAAAAATGTAGGAAAAGAAGAAGAACGAGAAAATCTTTGGGAATATTTAACTCCTGCTGATAGAGTTCATGCTCATAAGTTATTGAATCTACTATCAGAAATGGAAATAGAAGAGAATAGTACTCTTGAAGATATACAAGAATGGGCACATGATATTTCCATTCGAGTTACAGAGAGGACACACAGGAAAAATGAAAATAAAACAAATGGTGTGTATGATATTTAAACATAAGAAAGAATTAATAAATCCTGAATTAGGTGCAGATAGTGCATGGAAGTGTATAAGATGTGGACATTACACAGAACATATTCATTGGCCTAAAGGTATTGAACACCATAATCAAAAATAGTTCTTGACAAGAATAAGAACACCTGTTATAATAAATTTAATTAATTTAATATAATATATAAATAGGATTCTTATAGAATCCTTTAATTAATAATAGAAAGGAATAGATGCTTGAACTAGTTATACTAAAGTTTCTTCTTTCTATAAATAACTACGTTAAATATAGAGAATCCATTAAGCTAAAGAAAGAGGATAAAGAACTTAAATCATTGTACAATGTTCTGGATATACTCCACACTAAATACAATCGTGATATTTCTTTCCAAGAGTTTCGTCTTGCAGTACTCACAGAATTTCCAGAATATACAGAACTGATTGAACAAGTGAATGCCTCACAGATAGGTGAGGATATGCTCTCAGATTTGATTATACAGGCCACAGAACGCTCTCTAGCATATGACCTAGCTCTCCTATCAATAGACGTATCTGAGGGCAGAAAGCCCCTATCAGATATTCTTAACTTCTATCCTAAATTTGGTGATGAAGAAGCAATTAATGAACAGGTTGAGTTTGTTACAGATGATATTGAAGAACTGTTTATGGAAACTAAACATAAGCCGGGATTACGTTGGAGATTAAAAGAATTAAATAACTCATTGGGAAGTCTCCGCAAGGGGGACTTTGGTTTTCTGTTTGCTAGGCCGGAAACAGGAAAGACTACAATACTTGCTTCTGAGTGTACCTTTATGGCATCACAATTAACAGAAGAAAGTGGGCCTATAATTTGGTTCAACAATGAAGAGGGAGGACTTAAAGTTAAAGTACGACTAATGCAAGCAGCATTAGGCTGTACTAACAATCAATTATTCTATGATAGAAAAAAGAGTTATGCTCGCTACATGGAAGCCACTCGCGGTAAAATTAAACTTAAAGATAGTGCCACAATTACAAGGCGTGAAATAGAACGGCTATGTAAAGAATTAAAACCTTCTCTCATTATCTTCGATCAAATTGACAAGATAAAAGGATTTGAGAATGATAGAGAAGACCTACGACTTGGAGCTATCTATATTTGGGCAAGGGAACTTGCTAAAACATACTGTCCGGTTATTGGAGTTTGTCAAGCAGATGTTTCTGGTGAAAACAAACGCTATCTAACAATGGATAATGTAGCTAATGCTAAGACTAGTAAACAAGCGGAAGCGGATTGGATTCTTGGAGTTGGTGCAGTCCACGATGAAGGATTGAGGTATATGAGATATTTACATATCTCTAAGAATAAACTAACTGGTGATGAAGATACAATACCAGAACTACGTCATGGTAGAATGGAAGTATTAATTCAACCAGACATAGCACGTTATAGGAGTATTGGATAATGAGTACATATGGTAAATGGGACTCGCATGAAAGCAATGAAGATGCCTTTAAAAAGGTTTCAAGTGGTGAATGGAATTTGCAACGATTTAACGAGTGGGTAGCACGAGTTGAGTTGGAAGAATATAGAAATGCTACTGCAAACGAGGGTATGTAATGAGTATTTGTATGTGTAGTACATTGTTTGATTGTGGTAAAAAGAATGAATGTTATAGGTTCAGAAAAGAACCACATGAATTCTGGCAACCTTGGGCTGATATGTATAAAGCCAAATATGATTCTTCTTTCTATGGTGATACATTTAATTATAATGCCTATACTTGTGCTAATTTTATTCCAATTAAGAAAGGAGATATTCTTAGAAAATGAAACTTAAACATTATGGGTAATGTCCTTTGTCTGGATTTTGAAACAACCTTCTCAAACAAAGGAAATCCATTCGACAGAAATAACTTTGCTGTTTGTTTAGCTGTTAAATGGTTGGGTACTGACCATGATGTTTATGTTAAGTACTATGACGAGGACATTCTTAAACTTCAACACGCCTTTGACAAGGCTACAGACTTAGTTGGATTCAATATTAAATTCGACCTACATTGGTTGAGAAATATTGGTATTAATTTCTCTGGAAAACGTGTTTGGGATTGCCAACTAGGTGAATTCATTCTTTCTAATCAAATGAATAAATTCCCAAGTCTTGAAGATGCTGCTGTTAAATATGGACTTGGGCATAAGATTGATGTGACTAAGAATGAGTATTGGGATAAAGGAATTAATACTCAAGATATTCCGAGAGAGGTTCTTACACCTTATGTTGAACAAGATGTTCTTTTAACTGAACAAGTATATTTAAAACAGAAAGAATTATTTCAAACAACTGAAGCAAATAAATTTGCTCTATTTAAATTACATTGTCAGGATTTACTTGTATTAGAGGAAATGGAATATAATGGAATTTTATTTGATACGAAAAATGCTCTTGCAACAGCTAACGAGTTACAAAAGGAGCAAGAAAAAATATACTCTGAACTAATCCAACTAATTGGAAATATTCCGTTTAATCTTAATTCTGGAGACCACCTTTCAGCAATCTTTTATGGTGGTACTATTGTGGTTGAAGATAGGATTCCAGTTGGGTTGTATAAGTCTGGGGAGAAGGTCGGTCAGCAAAGATACAAGATAATTAAGAAAGAGTATGAACTACCACGATTGGTTGAACCACTAGATAAAACTGAGGTAAAGAAACCAGTTGGTTCACCTCCAGTATGGTTTACTAATGATAATGTACTTCGTTCATTAAAACATACAAAGGCTTCCAAGGTACTTGTTTCTTTGATTTCCAAATATGGTGAATTGGAAAAGTTACGCGGTACTTATCTTGTTGGTTGGTCTGAATTAATTGAAAAAATGAATTGGGATACAGATATGATACATGGTCAATTGAATCAATGTGTTGTAGTTACTGGTAGACTTAGTTCTAGTAAACCAAACCTTCAAAATGCAGACCCTAAAACTAAAACTTTTTGTGTGAGTAGATATGCCTAGACAATTCTTAGGTAGAAAATTTAATCCTAATACTATGACATATTCCCATAGTGATGGTTCAGGTGGAGCATTACCAGAAGAAATGCGTCAAGACATGATTAATGCAGCAGAACAGAGAATTGTGTTTAAGGATGGAACTACAGGAGGTAATGGTTTATTTGTTCTATATGAAATGTGGAAATGGAAAGATAAACTAGGAATTCCTAAATGATAGTAAATTGTGATGGCAAGGCGATTGAGTGGTATGCAGGAACAATGCTTTCAGGTTGCCCAATAGCAACCCAAGAACTAATTAATAACTATGACATTCATTCAGCAAATGTGGAAGCATTTGGACTTCCAACACGATTAGTAGCGAAGACCTTTCTCTTCCGTCTAATCTTTGGTGGGACATGTTTCTCATATGTTAGTGACCCAGATTTCACCCATGTGAGTACTTCTCAGAAATATTGGCAGAATGCCATTGATAAATTCCATGATAAGTACACTGGTTGGGATAAATGGTGGATACAATTGATGCAAGAAGCATCTACCACTGGAAGAATAGTTAATCCATATACAGGAAGGACATACGAGTATGAAAGAAACTGGAAAGGAGATTGGCCTGAAACAACCATTAAAAACTATGTTGTTCAGGGTTTCGCTGCTGATCTTATGGCTATTGCTAGGGTATCATTTTATAGGCGGTATGTTTGTCTTGGTTACACTGGCAAGTTGGTTAATACTGTGCATGATTCTATTGTTGTTGATGGTCCATCACATGAAGTTGAGGGAGTAGTAAAACTATTTCACGAAGTATTCAGGGATTTACCAGCAAACTTTGAACGGGTGTTTAAACATAAGTTTAATCTACCACTCCGTTGTGAAGTTTCAGTGGGGCCAAATATGAGTGATTTAGAAGAAGTAAAATTTTCACTTGACAGTAGTGTATAGCAGTAGTATAATAGTTGTTAATAAATAAAAAGGAAACTAAATGTTTAATTTATATTCAAAAACAGTAGATGGAATTGTTGGTGATTTGGATAAGATTGTGCATCGTCTTAATACTTTGATTGATTCAAAAGTTGAAAAGATTGATGAAAATGATACAGTAATTACACAATATGCTGAAGTAGTTAATAAACTGAAAGCTGAACAAGACACAGCACGTAAAGAAATTGTTCGTGCAAGTAAAGTTATTGTAAACATTAATAATTTGTTGCAGAAGTAAGTTCAATTGGGGTTGTGGTGGAATTGGTATACACAGCGGACTTAAAATCCGCCGCCTATGGCATAAGGGTTCAAGTCCCTTCATCCCCACCAATTTAAATAAAGAGGAAATAAATTAATGCAAGTAACAATTTTAAGTGTTTCTATTGAACATATGCCCGGTAAAAATGGTGGATATGATAAAGCAGAAGTAGCTTTTAAAGGTGATGATGGTAAGGTATCTGGTAAGAATCTAGTTTCCTTTAATGCTCCAGAAGCATTTGCTGTGGTTAAAGCAGCAAGTAATGGAGACATTCTTGATGTAACTACAGAGAAAGATGCCAAAGGATATTGGCAATGGGTTAAGGTAGTTAAAGTAGATGCAGCGCAGGCTGCTGCCCAACAAGCTGTTGCTTCTACTACTAAAACTACTAGTGCAACAACAACTCCACGAAACACATATGAAACACCGGAAGAACGAGTACAGAAACAAATCTATATTGTACGTCAAAGTGCCATTAATGCCGCAATAGCTACTCTTGCTTCTCCTGATGGTATTGTTGTGGAAGATGTTCTTCAATTGGCTAGAGAGTATGAGAAGTTTGTATATCGTAAAGATGAAGTAAAATCTGAAGGATTCACGGACTTTAAAGACGACTCAGATCAGGTTATCTAATGGTAGACACTAACCCGCATACAGAATCGAGGTTAGTAAGTAAAGCCTCCTCTAGAGAGTATCAAGATAACTATGATAAAATCTTTAGAGATAAGAAAGAAAAAGAGCAGTTTTTTATTGGTGAGGATGCTGAAAAAAAGGCTAACCTCTATCTAAAAGAAGTCTCAGATAAGAACCCTAATCTTGAATTTATAATTACATATAAAGATTCTGGTATTCTTATCACTACTAATGAAATAAAGGAGTAATTTGTGGAATTAATTATAACATTGATTAATGGTCTTATGCTTGGTGTTGAATATGTTAATGAAGAAGAGGAAGGATTTACAGCAGTTGTAGTAGACTTTCTTTTCTTCCGTTTTATGTTTATTTCTGAGATTGAATAATTATGATTAGAATGTCAGGGTTGTGGTTGAAAGAGCGTGAAAATGGAGAGAAGTTCTTCTCTGGTTCAATGGGTGGAATGAACTTTAAAGTCTTTAAAAATTCGTATAAGAATAAGGAAGGTGCTGGTGATAATGAGCCAGATTATATTCTGTATATGGATGAGAATAAGACACAGAAACCTGCTACACTAGTTCTAGATGAGGATATTCCTTTCTAAATGACAACAGCGTTAATTGACGCTGACATTGTTGCCCATTCTAATGCTGCTGCTGCTGGAGAAGACTTCAATGCTGCAATGATTTATATTGACAGTATGATGACAAATATTCTCCATGCAACAGAGACATCCTCCTATAAAGCGTTTCTAACTGGAGGAAATAACTTTCGATATGAAATTAATCCTAAGTATAAGGCAAATAGAGATGATTTAATTCGTCCTCCTTATCTTCAGGAATGTCGAGAGTACTTAGTCACAGAATGGAAAGCAAAAGTCACCGATGGATATGAAGCAGATGATGCTCTTGGATTTAATCAGACAGAAGAATCCATTATCTGCACCATTGATAAGGATTTAAATATGATTCCCGGAAAGCATTATACTTGGCCTATAATGCGTGGTGGAATTGAAATTAGAGAGGCAAAGTTGTATGAAGTATCTGAACTGGAAGGTCTACAAGCCTTTTATCGTCAAATGCTTATTGGGGATACTTCTGATAATATATTTGGTGTTAAAGGGATTGGCAAAGTTAAAGCAGCCAAAATAATTGATTGTCTTCAAACAGAACTAGAAATGTTTGAACAAACCCAAGTGTATTATGAAGGTGACATAAATAGATTTTGGATGAATGCTGATTGCCTTTGGATAATGCAAAAAGAAGGGGAACGATACTCAAACCGATATGCGAATAAGCAAACGTAAAGCACGTAAGAAAGCATTAATAGAAGGATTTCGTTCTAATTTTGAACATGATATTGCCAAGTATCTTGATAAAAATGGAATAGATTTTGAATATGAGAGTCTTAAATTATCTTATATTGTTCCTGAAACAAAACATACATACACACCAGACTGGCAGATAAATCACGATACCTCTGTTGTATATGAAAGTAAAGGAAGATTCTCTGCTGCTGACAGAAAAAAGATGTTACTTGTTAGAAAACATAATCCAAATGTAGTTATTCGGATGATATTCCAGAACTCAGATGTTCGTATTAGTAAAGCATCTAAAACATCTTATGCAGATTGGTGTAATAAGAATCAAATTGAATGGTGCGACTTTAGAAAGGGTTTACCTAAAACATGGCTAAAATGAAGAAAGACTCGTTGTATATAATCAAATGGAGTGACCACTTTAGTTCTTCTGGATGGTTTGGTAAAGTTGGTGACTATAAGAAAAAGAAGTTCAATATTAAGACAGTTGGTTTCTTTATTGGTGAAGATAAGAATCACATCCACCTAGCTCAATCTAATGGTAAATACCAATATGGTGATATAATGTCTATTATTAAGACTTGTATTGTTGAGATTAAGGAGGTTGAATAATGTCTTTAGAAGAACTATATGAAGAAATTGATAGAGGTATAAAAGACTAATGAAAACCCTTCTTTTAGACATAGAAACAGCCCCAAATTTAGTACATGTTTGGGGTTTATGGGACCAAAATGTTGGTATTAATCAAATCATGGATAGTGGTTATGTTTTATGCTTTGCTGCTAAATGGTTAAATGATGATAAAATATTCTTTAATAGTGTTCATCATTCCAATAGTAAACAAATGCTTAAAGAAGTCTATGATTTAATGGATGAGGCCGATGCAATTATTCATTATAACGGAACTAAGTTTGATATTCCAACCTTGAATAAGGAATTCCTACTGGCAGGTATGCCCCCTCCTTCACCAGTAAAACAAATTGATCTTCTACGAACTACAAGGCAACAGTTTAAATTTCCTTCAAACAAACTTGATTATATAGCACAAGCCCTTGGTGTTGGACAAAAAACACACCATAAAGGACATGAACTATGGATTGGTTGTATGAATGGAAATGAAGAAGATTGGAAAATAATGAAAGAATATAATATTAATGATGTTATTATTCTTGAAGGTGTTTATACAATAGTTAAACCTTGGATTAAGAATCATGCAAATCATGGACTCTATGTGGATGGTGGTCTTGTATGTCCTAATTGTGGTAGTAATCACTATCAGAAACGTGGTTTTGCTTTTACACATGCCGGTAAATACCAACGCTTCCAGTGCTCTGGATGTGGAAACTGGTTCCGTAGTAAAAAAGCAGATAAGACAAACACATTCGTTAATATGAATTAAATCATGCTATTATTAATATGTCTATTCATATTACTTATAGTAACTGGAAGGAAGAATAATGGCAGTTGAACCAATTACAGCAGTATTAAATATTGGAAGTCAATTAATTGATAGGCTTTGGCCTGACCCAGTACAAGCAGCTAATGCTAAACTTAAACTGTTTGAAATGGAGAAGCAAGGAGAACTGGCTGGTTTAGTTGGGCAACTTGAAATTAATAAGGTGGAAGCAGCTAATCCTTCTTTATTTGTTTCAGGATGGCGTCCTTTTGTTGGTTGGGTATGTGGAGTAGGGCTAGCTATGCAATTCTTACTTTCCCCTCTTCTTACTTGGGGAGCTGCTATTATAGGTATTCCATTAATTCTCCCCTCCTTGGACCTAGGAGTTCTTGTTACAATGCTTGGTGGTATGTTGGGTCTTGGTGGATTGAGGACGCTTGAAAAAGTTAAAGAAGTTGCAAGGAAATAAATAATGATAATGACACTTCCAGAACTTTGTGAAAAACTCAAGGATATTGATGAAATTACATTAATGGAACGATTAGAAATTACATCTGAGGATTTAGTTTCTAGTTTCATTGATAAGATTGAGGATAGATATGACACACTTACAGAGGAATTTGATGACCCACAGTAAACGCCAATTATCTTTGGAAGAACAGGTATTAGTGCATAGGTATTGTTACTATGTCCTTGCGAATCCACTTGTTCCTGATGTAGTATACGATCAGATTGAACGAGAAGCTCGTAAAGTGTACCCCGAAGATAATGTAGTACATAAAGTAGGCTCTAGTCTTCCTAGTTCCTATCCTGAATGGATTAAAGAATTAATGAAAGAACTAAAACATGGTTGAACTACCAACACTTTACCAGACGATAATAGCCAAGAGTCGCTACGCTAGGTATCTTCCTGAACAAAATAGGCGTGAAACTTGGGAAGAAACAGTAGAAAGGCTCCTTGTGTATCTCATTCCTAAAACCCCTGCAATTAGCAGGGAGGAATGGATAGAACTTGGTTCTGCTATTGAGAATCTAGAAATCATGCCATCAATGCGTCTATTGATGAGTGCAGGAGCAGCATGTGAACGAGATAATATTGCTGCTTATAATTGTTCTTATCTTGCAATAAACCATAAACGGTCCTTCAGTGAAATATTATATATTCTTATGAATGGTACTGGAGTTGGATTTAGTTGTGAGAGAGAAGAAATAGCTAAACTTCCAATTGTTCCAGAATATTTGGAATACATTGATGATGTTATTTATGTGGGAGATAGTAAACGTGGATGGGCAGTGGCATATAAGAAACTTATCTCCGCTCTCTATTCTGGAGAAATTCCTTCTTTTAATTTCAGCAGGGTTCGTCCTGTGGGTTCTCGTCTTCATACTTTTGGTGGTAGAGCATCTGGGCCAGAACCTCTGGCTCGTCTTTTCGACTTTACAGTAGAGACATTTAAGAAGTCTATTGGAAGGAAACTTAATTCTCTTGAAGTACATGATATTATATGTATGATTGGAGAAGTAGTTGTAGTTGGAGGGGTTAGGCGCTCTGCTCTTATTAGTTTAAGTAATCTTACAGATCGTAGGATGAGAGAAGCAAAGAATGGGCAATGGTGGGTGGATAATCCACAACGTAGGATTTCTAATAATAGTATTTCATATACGGAGAAGCCCGATGCTGAAACTTTCGTGGAGGAATGGCTCTCGCTTATTAAGTCCAAATCTGGTGAACGAGGAATCTTTAATCGAGTTGCTGCAAAAAATCAAGCAGCTCGTTGGGGACGAAGAGATAATTCTCTCAACTACGGATGTAATCCTTGCTCAGAAATTATCCTTCGTGATAAGCAATTCTGCAATCTTACAGAGGTTGTTGTACGGGAAAACGACACCTTTGAAACTCTGTCACGTAAAGTTAGATTAGCCACTATTCTCGGTACAATCCAAGCAACCTTAACGAACTTTCAGTTCCTTGGGGAAGAATGGAAAAAGAACACTGAAGAAGAACGCTTGTTGGGTGTAAGTCTCACAGGTATCATGGATAATAAAATACTAAATGACACAAGAGTACAACCTCAATTTGGAAACAATTATTTAGTAAATCTATTAGAAGAATTACGAAGTATAGCAAGAAAGACAAATGAAGAGTATTCTAAAATCCTTGGTATTAACCCTTCTGCTGCTATCACTGCTGTTAAGCCTTCCGGTACTGTCAGTCAGTTGGTTGACTCTGCTAGTGGCATTCATGCTAGACATAGTTCTTATTACATACGACGTATTCGTATGGATAAGAAAGACTCGATATACCAATTCTTAAAAGATAAAGGTATTCCAGTTGAAGATGATAAAATGGCTGCTTCAACAACGGCTGTTTTCTCATTTCCAATGAAAGCACCAGAAGGAGCAATATGTCGTAATGATATGACTGCAATAGAACAACTAGAACTCTGGTTGATCTACCAACGTCATTGGTGTGAACATAAACCAAGTGTTACAATTAGTGTTAAAGATGAAGAATGGATGGAAGTAGGTGCTTGGGTTTACAAACACTTTGATGAAGTAAGTGGTGTGTCCTTCCTTCCACACTCTAATCATACATATCAACAAGCACCTTATGAAGACATTACTAAGGAACAGTATGAAGAACTTCTTTCAAAGATTCCTAAAAATATTGATTGGTCTTTATTTAAAGAAGAGGAAGATAACACAGAAGGTACACAAACTTTAAGTTGTACTGCGGGACAATGTGAAATATGAGAAACTATAAAAGTAAATTCTTAGAACTTATTTTACTTTGTAAAGAAAGATTTCCAACACGTAATATTTCTTTCACATATTCACGTGCTGGAGATTATATTATTATAGTAGATACAATAGAGATACTACTCTCTAGAGAACTACTAGAAGATATGACAATAGAAAAAATTCTAAAGGACATTATTGAAGAGGCAGTAAAAAAATGGTAGAGATTGATATACTAAAAGAGCAACTATTAGAATTAATAGAAGCTCTTGAAGAGGATGAAGGAATTGAACTTGATAAAGAATTTCCTTTATTTAAATGGTCTTATCCAGAAAGACCACATATTCAGTTTCAATTATTAATAAAAGAACTAGACGAAGTACCAACTAAGGATACTGTACACTAATGAGACTTTGTATTATTGGAAGTAGAAGTATTACAGACCCTCTATTTGTTTTTCAATCTATAGAGAAGTTTGTACGAGAACATTGTGTTGGGCAACCAACCTTTATAAGTGGTGGAGCAAAAGGAGTTGATTCTTTAACTAAGAGATATGCTAACGATAAAGGATATGATTTTGTAGAATTCCTTCCTTATCATTTAGTAGATAAAGAAGTAGAGTATAACTCTAGATACTTCTTTGCTAGGAATAGACAAATGATTCAAAATGCTGATAAAGTTCTTGCTTTATGGGATGAAGAATCTACAGGAACTCTACACGCTATTAGGTACAGTCAGAAAATGGGTGTTCCTGTTATGGTTATAAAACATCCAGTAAAATAATTAAGGGGGCTATATGCCCCCTTTTTTATTGTCCCTTTTTCAGGTATTTAGAAATAAGTCGTTGTACTGTTTTCATTTCATAGATACGAAGAAGTGTCCAAATTAATGTAGCTAAATAGACAAGATTTGGTAGAGTTATTAAACCTACAAAGGAAGCTGTAATAGAACTTACGGTTACTCCATCTAATATATGTTTGACTTGTTCATACATTTTATTTATCACTTTATTGTTATAGTTATTTCTTCTTTCTTTTCCATAGCAGATGTAACCTTAGTAAATAGTTTTTCCATTGCTATTCGAGAATTAAGAACCATGTCCCTACCTACTGTTGTCCCAACTAAGATACATCCTTCTGTGTCTTCTGCTACATTCCCAGAATGAATTCTCACTCCAGAATATCCTTCCACATCTAAAATATGAAGCATGTCTTTTCCATACTTAGGAGAGAAATCCTTCACTATTTTATATGTCCCTTTAGGAATGGCTGTCTCTTCTTCTACTTTCCAAGAAGAAACTGGTTTTCCATCCACCTCCCTTACTTTATCCTCAAGAGTAAAACATTCTCTTACATCATCCACATAAAGAATACCAACTGTGGATTTATCTGTTAGTACTGTCCTATTAAGTGTTAGCTTCATATTATCCTCTAAATCCCATTATATCTGTTATTTCTGGTTTATGCGGTTGTATTTTCTCCTCTTCTTTCTTAGGCACTACTTTCTCAATATATTTCTTAGTTTCTTTAGGAATAAACTCTTTCCAGTGTTTTCCTGTTCTTTCCGCCTTTGCTATTGCCCTATGTATTACTCCCGGACCAGCATTATATGCTGCAACTCCTTGTTCAATATCATCAAACACTTGAATCATTTTAGTAACATAGTCTTTACCAAAACGAATATATTCTTCTTCTGAATCACTTTGAAGAGGTTTAATCCCGTATCCAGGATTCTTACCAGTTCTATACATTACCTGTGTAATTCCTTTAGCACCAGCGGGAGAAGTGAGTAATTCACCATCAACTCTGTGTCTACCACTAGACTCAGTTTGAATGAGATTTTCTATCAAAGAGGTTATAGTATCTTTAGGTTTCTCTTTAGGAATACTTTCTTTTTGTTGTGGTTTTTCTTCTGGTATAAATAGTGCTTTAAGCCCCTCACCAATCCCAATAAATCCTTGTTTTAATTCAGAAGCATATTGATTTGAAGTATCTACATCTTCAGGTAATAGTTTCTGTGATTTAGCAAGAGCATAAGTTGGAGTTGCTACAGAAAGAGCTGAAGTTTGTAATAGACCATTAAGTATTCCTCCAGAAGGAACAATCTCCCTATTCATAGCCCTATGCTCATAAGGAGCTATATAGTTCTGTACCATCCTATTACCTGTATGTTTTTCCCTTAGTCCCTTTAATTCATTAAATGGCATAGAAGACATTTGTTCTTCTGAAGGGAGGTCTTTAGGTAATGTTTTTGATATGTCTATATTAATATCTTTAGACACAGTAGGAAATACTGGAGCTAATAAACCTATACCAGAAACCTCTTTTAAATACTTCTGTGTTTCCGCAATAATAGGAACGTCAGCTTTACCAGTACTAGACTCACTAGTAAATAAATTAGTAAAATTTTCAGAAATTTCCATATTACTTGCTATCGCCATTGGAGACAAAAGAACCAAAGTACTTAGGATAAAAGAGTTTAGCTGCATCTTTAATAGATGTGTTGTGTGCATTTGCATAAGCTTGTAATGCCATATTGACATTATTTGCGTAGATAGAATTAAATTTAGCAGAATCTTCTCCAATAAACATTAATTGACCAGATGGAAGAACATCCATCTTTACTTTCTTTCCTTGGGTTGTTTGGGAAAGAGTATTAATACCAAAATTAGAATCAGTAAGTAACTGACCAATAGTAGTTTCAACTTCTTGGATACTTGTAACATCTAAAGACATTGGTTTCTGTCTAGCAATTGTATTAATATTGTTGTATAGATACTGTAAACGAGTTTTAGGATTCTCAATACTAGATGTTTGAGAATTTAATGCTTGTAGTGTTTTAGTTAAAGGAACAAAATCTCCATCGGAAAGGCTTTGATTAATAACACCTTCTAATAGTACTGCCCCTCTTTTATCTTTATCACTTTTAGGGACTAGTCCTTTAACAGCAGGAGAAGAAAACCCTCCTTCACTAATAGCAACGGCAGCATCAAATATGCTCTTACGATAAGAGTCAGATTGTGTAATAATACCGGGTACAGCGGCAGCCATTTTAGTTGCCATTTCCAAAGAAGCAATATCTACTGTTTCGCGTAATCTAGTATCCTGACGAAGTTTAAGAATTTCATACTCATTAGTAAGAACCTTTTTCATGTCCTCACCAGTAGCAAGATTGGATAAGCGAGTCTTAACACGTTCTAATCCATCAGCATGGAGTTTGATGTTCTCTTGAACTAGTGGGTCTTGACGTATATTAACTGGAATAGAGTCAACAAATACTTGGTGCATATTATCAAGTTGTCCTTCAAACTGTACTTTAAATTTAGGATAGTTAGAAGAATCAACTGCATTGGTATCAATAAAACTTTGAAGGGTTTTATTACTATTAGATAAACTCCCACGTACTACGTCATTACCTTTATTCTGTACCCAAGAACGCGCTTGTTCTTGACTCAACATACTAAAGCGTTCCTTACCCCTAACTTGCAGGTCATAAGATTGAGTATCATTTTCAGCAGCCTTTACTTTTTCTGCTAAATCCCAATAACCAGTAGTAGCATCATAATAGATGTGCTCTCTTTTGGCCCTATCTTGCATATCTTTAAGGAGATTTTCTGCCTGTTTCTGTTTACTTTCTGCAATTAATTGATCTGATTTTATTACTCCAGTTATACCAGATAATTCAAGTACTCTTGCCGCTTCCTGTTTAAGTTCATTATACAGTCCGGGGTTCTTATTAGTAGCCTCACGTAAATTAGCAAGAACCCTATCTGAAAACTCATCAGGAGTCATAACACCTTCAGCTAAGGCTTTCTGATACGTATTTAAACGCTCTTTTTGAGCATTTTCTACAGCGGAAAGTTGTTCTCCCTGTGGCTTAAAGACAGTAGTTTGAATATCTGTAGAGGCAGCATCTGAAAGAGAACTTTTGGCCTCTTCAGGATTACCTCTCATACGCATATAGTCTGCAATATCTTTTTGTGTCTCTTCATTTATATCAGCTACTTTGGAGCTTTTATAAACATCAAAAGCTAATTCACCAGCACCTTTAATAAGGTTTCCCATATTAGCTAAACCAATTGCTTTGGATGAATCAGTAATTGGGGCACTAACATGTGTAGCCCCCTTTAAATCAGGGGCTGATAAATTAGTTTGTTTGGTACTAAAGTCTACCATTATTCTACACTCCGTTTTTTAGCTTCTTCTAAGTCTCTTAACATAGACTTTATTTCTGGGTCACTACTCTTTTCTAAAGCATTCCTCATTTCTAAATAACGAGTATCCCTAGAATCATTTGCATTACGATACAGATTTAAAAGAACAGATTCTTTCTTTTCTCTCCAACTATTCCTATCAAGTTTAAAGATTTCTTTAGTAAGTTCTTCTTTATAGTATTCAGGAACTGTGTTAAGGAAGGCACCAAGACCATCTAAATACTCTTCCTGCATATTCTTTTCATCAACAGATTTAGCAGCCATAACAGCAATTAATCTTTTGTGAATTTGTTTTGCTGTATTTTGAATCTCTTTATACCGCTGAATCTGGGAAAGAGTTGCCATATTTAATATGGATTCTTCTGTTGGAGGAATACCAAACACTCTAGCAACTGCTTCCCCACGAGTCTGTTGGTATCCAGAATGATTACCAGCTTTACTCATTCCTTCAGACAACATTGCTTTATTAAAGTCTGAGAAAGTTCCAGCAAAAGAAACAGCCTTCCATGAAGCAGCCTTCCAAGATTCTATATCAGCAGCCCCTTTATCATTTATTTTGAATATATCATACATAGACCTAACAGCTTCAAATAAAGAACCAGTAGCATTCTCATAAGGGAAAGTAATCTTAGGAGTTTCTACAGTATTACCTTTCCCCATTTCTATTAGGGTGTGCATGACTTCCCATACATATTCACCATCAATAGAAGTAGAAAGATTCTTTGTATCTACTCTAGTTTCTTCTCCCTCTTTATCAAACATAGCCCCTAAAGTAACATTCCAGATTCTATCTGTAGCACTTTCAGTCCATGCTGCTAAAGTTTCCCTATCTTGTTTATCTTCAAGTTTACTATCTAATGTTTTATAGATAACAGCACCTAAAGGAACACCGTATTTACCATACCAGAATAATCTTGCTCCTGCAAGTCTAGCCTTTTCAGCTCCAGTTAATTGATGAGAACTAACCATTTGTAAAGTGGACTTCCAAGGGATAGCAACAAACTGAGTGAAAGTACTAATCATTCCTTCCTGCCATCCATACATACCAGCACGAGTAGCACTAATATGGCTGTATAAGGACTGGTCTCTAGCAATAGTAGCCCTATTCTCTGGTGTATCCCAGTTCTTTCCGGGATTCTTTTCAATCCAACGATGACGAGCAAACAACCATAAAGATACTTGGTTTACTAATTCAGAAGGATTATAACCAACACCTCTGCCTAATTTTCCCGGAAGTCCTGCTGCTGTACTAGCTAATTCAATAGCTTTATCAGCAACACCTAGGGTTCCTTTAATTGGTTGAGGGGCAAGTTCTTTAGTAGCATCTTTCCATATTCCATGAACCATTTGATTCATATCAACTGATTGTACAATGCCAGATTCTTCAAGAGCACTAATTATTTTATTATATTCAGGAACAGTTCTAGCACCAACATTATCAGCCATAGACTTTAAACCGCGTAGAGTTTGAGTCCTAGATAATAACCCATTAGTAATAGGAAGAATCTCTTTTAAGTGTTTTGCATACGCAGGAGACACAACAACTAATTCTTTCCATTGTTGTGGTTGAACTACCCACATACGAAGAGGTCTCCAATAGAGAAATAAATTAGACCCAAAAGCCTTTACAGTTCTAGCAGGTATAAATCCCTTTTCACCCCACTCACGAAGAACAGAAGCATCTACTTGTGTTTTAGTTTCAAAGATGTCTGCTATCTTATTAAGCCCATTTCTCCAAACAATATCAGATTGTGTAGAAGAAATTTGTTCACGTTCAATTTGTGCATACACACTTTGAGCGGAAAGAAAATCTCTTTCCTCTTTAGGTGTCATATGACGAATAGGTTTAATATCAGTAATTTGTTTTGGAAAGACTCCTTGTGTAAATTTACCATAGGCTTTTATAAAGTTGTCTCTCCTTACTGTGGTAAGGTCATCCCAAGCTACCATTTTTGAAGTGCTTCTTATTGCTTTTGTAAGTGCAACAAGTACATCTTCAACTTGTGAGGGTCGGTCAAGAGAGGGCAACCTATCACCTCTACGGTGTATTTGTTTAAGATAAGTATCATATACTTGGCTGTCGTGCATAATCTTATCATTAATATCTTTTTCTTCTTTACGGAATTCGTATTTAGCAGAAGGGTCTTCTTTTTGAAGCCTCTCCATAAGAGCATTTAACTCTTCCCTATTACCAGCCATAGCAACTGCTTGTTTATAATCACGTAATTCAGGTTCACCAACCTTCTTACCATCAACCCAAATAGCTTTTGGAACTTTATCAACTACAAACCATTCTTTATATGAACGAGGAATGTATCCCGGAATCTTGGTAAGAGCACCAGAACGAATAGGCCCAAATTGATACCTTGTTGGCATCTGGGCATAATTAAGTATATGGTCTCCTTCTTTAATTGGAGTATTCATTTGAACAATAGAAAGGTTCTTATTTACTTTAACAACAGCTTTCTTTTCTAAGTCCCAGACGTAAGTAATTCCTTCAGGAATTTCTTTTAAAGGTTCCGTAGTATGTGCAACAAATTCTCCATTATTATTATACATGGATTTCATATTTTTGTCAACTAAATTCTTACGGAATTGTCTGTCTGTAAGATTATATAAATGGTCAACAATTCTACGATAAGCTATATATTCCCCATGTATTTTATCTGTCTGTACTTTAGTTAAATGTGGATTCTGAAGTTGAATATCTTCTGCTGTAAAACTCTTTCCTTCTTCCTCTCCTTTACGAAGAGCTGATTCAAGCTCTTTAGGGTGGTCTGTTTTGATAAATGTATCTCTAGCTTCACGAAGAAAGATAGACTCAATACGGGACTCTTCACGGGCAGCAGCAGCCCCTTGAGCGGCAATATCACTCTTCATACGCATATATGAAGGAAAGATTACCTTACCAATAGTACCATTGGCAAAGTCAGTAATATCTATTTTCTTAGCAAATAAGTGTGCAGATAAAGTATCATCCCCAAAGATTAAAGATTCGTGTGGTTTGTATTCTCTAGTAAATTTCCAAGAAACATAGTATTGTCCTTCTCTTTCTAATACTGAGAATTGTCCGGGGTCTGGAAGATGCTTTACACTCTCTTCTAACTTCTTCATATATTTAGTAGCATTTACCTCTGTCTTATATCCAAAGTTTCCATTACGACCAAATACAGCAGTACCTTCTAGCTTAGTAGCTGAAGAATCTAATAATGCTTCATACCCCTTTCCAGAACGACCATATAACTTAGCCTGCGCTGGAATATCAAGAACAGAAGAAGAAAGTAAAAGATGGGGTCTTTCAGTCTCTAGTAATACTTTTGAATATAATTCTCTTTCAGAAAGAATTTGAGATACTGGATATACATGTGCACTAATCTCAGTTTCTCTAGCAGCCCCTTCAAGTGCTTCATCTAATTTCTTAATAGACTCACGAACATCTGGTTTAATAGGGCCAAATTCTTCAGTAAGTTTTGGAAGAACATAAGTATTAAGTACTTCCGCTTTAGTAGTAGTAAGACTACCGGGAGTTCTCTCTGTGGGGTCTGCTATAATTTTAGCAGCAAGTTCAGATGCTTGTTCTTTGGAAGCAGTTTCAATAGTGTCTAATGGTGTACCTCTTTTTATACTGGGTTTACCTTTAATCTGTCTAGCTGCAATAGCACCACCAGCAAAGATACCTTTTGTAAGGACAGTGCCAGCAAGACCACCAGAACCTAAATAGGCCCCAGTAGCAGCAGTAGCGTCTCCAGTACCAGATTTAATTTCACCTGATACAAACTTTTCAGGAACACCAGCAAGGGCTGCATAAGCAGCACCCATTGGCAATTCAAGGACCCTATCTCCAACCCACTTGAAAGGAGCATCAACTACTTCTAGTCCTTCCATAACCCATTGAGTTACTTCACGAGAAAGAGCGTCACTCTTTAACTCTCCTTCAGGAGTGTATGTGTATTTTTCTTGAATTATCTTAATTAACTCATCGGCCTTCTCTGGATTCTGTTCAAAGATTAAAGAAGCCCCACCAATTATACCGGCAGGAAGAAGAGACAGAAGACCAGTGGCAAAAGTACCAGTAGTCTTTTGTGCTGCATCAAGAACATCAGATAGTTTTAATGCTCCATCTTGGACAATTTGGTCTCTTGCAATAGCAAGATTTTGTTGGTCTCTTAATGAGAGAGTATCTGATAAGTCATCTTGTTGTTCCCTATCTTCAACAGTAGTAGAGGCATCCCTAACAGCAGTCTCAATAAGAAACTTATTCCTTAAATCTTGAATAGGAGTTGCTTCTTTTACATAGTTCTCCATTACTCGTTGGCGAGTCTCAAGAGGAACAGAAGGATCAGAAATTATTTCTTCTACTGTTCTTTTATTGGTTTCTAATTGTTCTCCAACCCATTTAGTCTTCTCTTCATTAACTAATGTAGAGTCACCAGTAAGATTGATTTCATTCTTTGCATTAATATAATTGTCAGACGGATTTCCATCTGCCAACATTGAGGCATAAAATACATCACTATTCTTTATAGTAGTGGGTGTAGTTACTAATGGAATATCATCAATTGTAATTGGCATTTAAGGAGTTACTCCCTCAACTTTAGGTTTTTGAGATTTAAAAATAGATTGCCCAACACCAGAGATAGTTTGCCATTGTTGGGCTTGGATTCCTGCTATAGCCCCTGCCGATGCTGCATTAGCGGCCTGTTGGTTAGCTGTTGATGCTTGTTCTGCAAATGTCTGGGCTACATTAATAGAACCGATATTAGCTCCCAATTGAGAAGAAATAGAAGAAGTAGCCCCAGAAATACCAGAAGACCCTGCTCCTATCCCTGAAGTAGTTGCCCCTGAAATTACTTGTGCTCTTGCTATTCTAGCTTCTCTAGTTTGTTTAATTCGTTCTTGTTGTGCTTTTACATTAGCAGCACGTTGTTGTGCTTCTTCAGCCCTTTTAGAGGATTGAGAACGATCTTCTTCTAGTTGTTTAGCTTCCTCCCCCTGTAGGTAAGATAACCCTAGACCAACAACAGAAATTATAAGTCCTGCTATAGCTGCCATTTTATTCTCCTTGTCTATATTTAGACAATATATCTTCAGTTGGTTCCATATGAATATCTTTTAACATTTTCCATCTTATTACATTAAAAGGTTTTTCTGGGTAGATATAGTTCCAGAGTTCTTCCGCAATTTCTTCTGTAAATAAATCTTCAAAATAAATTCTTTTATTAGAATCTGTATTATTAAATATATTAGTAAACTCTTCAGGAACTTGTACTATATCTAGATTTATTAAAGAAGAATTTACTTCTTCTACTTTCCTATCAATGATAATGAATTTATCTGTGTGTACTCTACACCAGTCAGCATAATACCATAATGCTGTATCACATACCCCACCTTCCCACTGTCCTAGTTCTTCTGGAGTGTGGGTTCCATATGGGTCATGTAAGCATAGGCAATCATCAGTACTTAAAAACACAGACAACCAAGTAGTACCAGAACGAGGAAGACCAGTAATAATAAATTTAATCATTATGGCGTACCATCTCCGGTTACAATTAAAGCCCATCCTAATAGCTGTAAATCTTTTCCAGCTTCTGAATTAATTTTTAATGAAAGAGCTTTCCCACTACCACGGAATTTATTCTTAGTAACTATAATTGAATCTCCAGTATCATATGTATCACCAACACCAGAAGGAATATATGTTTTTAAATAACGATATACTTGGAATTGTGTACCCCATTTTCCTTGAGCATCACTATTAGACCAATTCCATTGGGCTTGTACTAAGCAAGAAGAAGGGTTTAATGCTACTAATCCACCACCACTAGATGCAAATCCAGTCTCTGTCCTATTAAGATAGAACCAAATATATGGAACTTGCTTTGTTCTAGTTATTTCATTAAAAGTCTCATACCCAGTAATTAAATATGCAGGGGCATCTACTCCAACACTATTTGCTGTTTTCCAGTCAACAAAAGTTGTATCTTTATATTTACTTACTGTAAATGATGTTCCAGTAAAAGTTAAGAAACTATATTTCCCGTTTCTAGTAGAAGAAGTACTAATAGGTACTTGCACTTGGTCTGCTACTACTAATACAGTATCATTTCCAACATATACATCTTCATTAGAAGAAGAAACAGCATGGGATGGAATTTCAATAAAATCAACTATCGCTGGAGAAGTACCAGAGATACTACCAATAGAGTATTTATAAAATGCCTGTAAAGTTAAATCTAAATTAAGTATTCTATTATAGTGATTAGCATTTACACTTTCAGAATAAGAAACACTATCATTATACACCCATCTAACATGATTTGACTTTTCATCAAAAAATCCCCTAGCCGTTTTTTTTGCTAGGTCTGATATTTCTTCAGTATAAAATGTCTGAATAGTTGGTAGAGAAAGACTAGTAACTTGATACCTTCCTGTTTGTTGATTTGGAGAAGCAGCTAGTATACCTGCCTTAGCCCAATAAACAACAGTATCTCCAGCAACTACAATAGATTTTGCATTAGATATTCCAGTTGTAGAGATTTTAGCTGTCTGGTAGCTAGTAGCTTTAAATCCACCAGCGTCACTATAAATTTCCCAAATTCCGTTTTCTGCAAAAACAAGAAGAGAATCTTTAACTGTTACAAGCTTAATAATTCTAGATGCTTCTGGAAATTGAATTATTCCTCCATCTGTGTCAACAATATCTGAAATTACACTAGAAGTTGGATCTGCTTCTTGAAAGCATTTACCAATAGATTGTTTATTTTCTACTATTTGAGAAAAAAATACACTCCCAGATAAATTTGGTGTTTTCCCATCTGTTCCCGCTGTAGACGAAACTATTCCAGAATAACACACTCTCCCAGCATATGTAGTGACTGTTGCAAGTCTGCCTGTTTCAACATCGAGTGGAAGAGTAGTTAGCCCTGTGAGAATTCTTCTAGAGTATCCTCTTTGATACAGTTCAAGGATATGACTTCCTTTTGGAGCTTCTGTATTATCAATAGAATTTCTTTTAAGAGATGTTGGGTCATATTTTTCAAAATTAGTAGAAGTAGAAGAACCTATTTTTCCTAGTGTCCAAATATCAGTATTACTTGGATATACTGTTAGTAGAAGTTTAGTTGTAAATAATACAGCTAGAGCAGAATGTACTTGTTCTGTGATAAAACTCCAAGTCCCCGAAAGAAATTTAACTGCTCTATTAGGAGAAATTTCAGGAGCTGGTTCAGTAATTGATGTAACAGCCCAGTTTGCAAAGTAAGTATAAAATATACTACCACTACTCTGTGATGTATGTGCGGTTATACAGACATAATAAATACCACCATAAGTAACAATATCACCAACAGCGTATACAGTACTATTAGCCCAAGTATTGTATGTAACAGCAACAGAATCTATTTGTGAAGACCAGCCTTGATTTCGTAAATTATACTCATGTGTTTCAGATAAAGATGTAGGTCTTTCATTAACTTCCAGATTATCTTCTACTCCCCACATGTCTCTTATTTGAATAGGAAAAGACTCTTGTGATACACTATCAGAAGTTTTATTATATGTTAATACAATAGGCCAATCTAAGTCTGCTGAGACAATTACAAAAAAACCATTAATTGTAGATGTTTCTATCTCAGAATTAGCTAGTCCAGAAATAGTAATAGAAGCACCACCATTTAATAGAGAAGCTGATGGAGTAGTGGCTAATAAATCAATAAACCAAAGTTTATTATAGACACGAACTACCCCAATAGAGACAGTAGTGGCTCCTCCGGGAAAATCCCATTTATGGAAAGATTCTTTTGTCCCTTCAATAATAGTTGCAGACAGCCCAGTAGCTGTTAAAGCATAGCCATCTTCATAGTCAATTCCAAGACGACGAGACCTAGAACCATTAGTATGTAGGTCGAAATTATCCTCATCCAAAGAAGCATTCTCTGGAAAGGTTAGGGCATTAGCTTCTGTAATTAATCCCTTAACAAAAGTAATATACTTTTTTTCAGATACGGCTTTTGCCATAATTACTCTTCTATAACTTTAGATTTTTTCTTATCATCTACAGAACCAAGATAACGAATTACAGCAATTTCTGCTTCTCGTTCTGTTGTAAATAAACCAGATAATCCTTTTGGAAGTTCTCCACCAGAAGCGAATTCAATCTTGATATGTGTAGTGCCTTGTGCAATCTTTAATTGTATTTCTTTTCCTGCTTTAGTTTGGAATGTTTTCATTATTTACGACCATAATTAGGATAAGTAATACCTTTATTTAATTTCCAAGCCTCTTGACTCATACGACGACGCTGGGACACAGAGTACTGTTCCGCTTTAGCATTCGTAGTTTGTTTAAATGTGGCAAAACAGTACGCCTTAGCTTCATTCAAGAAGTAACTAAACATCTGTACTGGCATATCAGCTACAAAACTATCTGTTAAAGTAAATGTTGGGTATCTTTCCCCAAAACATTGTGTCTTTGCTGTTTGAAGAGTAGTATCTACTGTATTGTCATAACTATCAAATATAACATAGTTATCATCAAATGATGTAAAGTATTGTGGTGCTTTATTAGTCACAATATTTAATGGAGTAGAACTAAAGTCTGTTACAACTAATATATCTGAACTAGAAGAATTACGATTACCAGAGATAACTAAGAACTCTTCTACTGTCTTATATTTTATTGGAAGATAATAATCACGAGTATCTGTTGATTTTCTAGTGTTATATCGTATTGATTCTACTTCAATAATTGAAGAAGGAATCTGCATATGTGTTGGTTTTGCTGCATCACCAGAAGCAGTTAATTGAAATAACTCACGAAGCCAAGGCCAATTCTTTCCATCAATTATATTGAAATAGACAAAACGGATAGCCTCTGCTACTTGCAGAGACTCCGTTGTATCATTAATAGAATTAACAGTATCAGACTCCATATCAGATAGAATATCTTGGGTCATTGTTAATAGAGTCATAGAAGCCATATTATAGTTCCTCTACAAGTAAAGACATAGCATAGATGTTCATATTACCACTACCACCACGATTAAAAATCCATAGTTCCAGATAATCATTTTGTGTTAAATCAACATCACAAAACCCTGACATATTTCTAATATTTCCAGATATAGTGGTTGTATGTGCCTCAGAATTAGCTAGTATTGCACCATTAAGATATACAGCTACACTGATGTTTCTATTTGCTCCTACTGATTGGTCAAAAGAACATGCCCAACTTACTTTGAAGTGGGGACGAGTCGGCCCAGTATAGGTAAGGCGATTAGTGGTAGCTTCTGTTACATCTACTGGAGAACCTGAAACAGTAGTAGTTGTTCCAATTTTAGCATAAGCAGCAGCATATGCTTGGACATAGGGAGCGGCGTAGTTATTAAAATACACACTACCATGAGGTAGGTAAGTCATAGTAAAATTACCTGCTCCATCCACATCTATATGTTGTCCTACACTACCATTAGTGGTAAGACCACTCAGATGTGGAGGACTTACTTTTTCCCAAGTAGTTCCTCCAGCACCATCAGAATGAATTGTTTCATTAACTACGGCTGTAGAAGCACCTTTTGGCTGATGAAGTTGTGCATCAGGAATTGCTGAATGTTGTACAGCCATTTGCTTCTCCTATTAAGAACGAGTAATAACCATTGCCAGATGTACACGAGGGCCAGTACCAGCAGCACCACCACCAGTCACAGTAAAGTTTACAGCTTGTCCAGCAGTTACCACATTAGCTGCGGAAGGGGTTGCACTATCAATATCACCAGCAGCAGCACCAGCAGTGGCTATAGTAACTACACCTCCTGTAACTCCAGTAGCACCAATAGCGGCAGTGATTGTAGCATCAGCAGTAAGTACTGCACTATCTGCAACAGTCCAAATTTTAGAAATAGTACCAGCATATGGAGATACTAAATAATATACGGCCTCTGCCGAAATATCATCAATGTCCAAAGTCAAGACTACATCATTAATACTGGTAGGTAAAGCATTAACTGCTATTAAATCTGCTTCTACAATTTCAGTAGAACCTATAGTTACTTTAGACGTTGCTGTAAGTTCTGCACAACGCAATTCCATATCATTGAAATCCATTGCATGTTCATTTGTGAGTGCCATTTTATTTTCCTTTTATGAGTAAAAAGGGCCACTGAGAATTCCCAGTAGCCCATTTATTTCCAATTTACTTGGCTTACAGGCCGCGTTTGATGTACTGTACAATCAACCGTGCTTTACCAGTCAACAGGTCAGCAGCAGATGAAGTAACAATCAATTCACCAGCAGCAGCACCAATAGTAGTACCAATAAGAGCACCCGGAGTGCCAGAAGCACCATCAATAACACTATTAACAACAGCAATAGTTGTTTGTGTTGCTTGAGCAGCGGTAATCAAACCGTCCAGATCAATGTCAGTACCATCTGCTTGTTCCAGACCAACCAAAAGATCAGTAGTGGTAGAAGTAGAAGTAAAGGCATCAATAATTTGAAGCTTCGCCATCAGAATTGTGGAATTAGCAGGAATACTAAAACCCAATTTATTAGTAGCACCTGTGGGAAGGTCGTTATATGAGAAAGTCCATTGGGCTGTCTTAATAACCTCGTCACACATTTCACCACCATATTTCTGGTCTACTTTGCGAACTCCGTAGTGGGTCAAAACACCAAGACCAGTATTAGATTCAAAACTCATTTTAATTCTCCTTTATTAGATTAGTATGTAGAACCAGAGGTCAGAATAACACCCAGAGTATCTACACGTTGAACACCAAATCCAAAGCGGGAAGTTACTTGGAACTTGTCGCTACGAGTTTCTTGGTCACGCCATCCTTCAGTAGAAGGAGAACGACGCCAAGCATGCATAACAGGTTTAGTAGAGTCATCTGCTACAGACATAAAGATGTTTGCAACGTCACCAATTTGTGCAGTTGTGTTAGCCAAACCATAGGTTGAGGCATTAATTGCTTCAGTTGCTGTTTTAAGAGCCAAATGATTAGCAGTATAGATGTCAAAACCAAAGATGTTTTTAACAAACTTATGGTCACGGGCGAAGCCTTCTGTTACAATACCTTCAAACATTGGGTTGTTCGAGACATTAACCAGATTAGTCAAAGAGTTAATAGTAGCTTCAACAATTGGATCAACCACAGCGATACGACCACCAGCAGGTACATTTGCCTTATCAAAAGCAAGTTTCATTGCAATGAAGTCAGACAGGGACATAACGCGGGTAGTAACACCAGCACCACCACCAATCCAACGATGTGGACGACCATTAACCAAATTCACATTGGCGTCAGTTTGGCCCAAATTTGCTACAGAGAACAAACGAGACTCATGGTATTGTGCCAAAGCACGAGTAGACTCGATAGCTCGCATAGCCATCAGAGTATCTACTTGGGAACCATCTTCACGCAGGTCATCTGTTACTTTCCAAGCATCGCCAACATAATCGGTGATAGCAAGAGTGATAGTACCAGTGTCAATTGGATTAAAGGCCAGTGGAGTATCTTCAGCAGCATCCTGAATAGTTACAGCACCAACTGTCTTGATATTAAGAGTAGTACCACTACCAAAATCAGATACATCGCGGTACATACCCTCTGGCAAGAGATAATCGGGAAGATTATCGAGAATAAATTGTGAATACTGTTGGGCTTCAATGAAGGCCGTAGTATTAGCAGTAGATTGAGTCATTTTTCTTAGTCCTTATTAAGATTGTTTATTAATTTTTTGTCCAGCAATCTTCCATGCACTTACAAGTTCTTTTGTAGAAGCACCTTGTCGTACACGTGATGTTAGTTGAGAATTGTCTCCAGTTTTAATCATACTTTCAGTATTAACTGTAGAACCTATCTTACCAACAGTTTGTTGCTTAACACCACTTAATCCAGCTAATTTAAGTACAACCGCTGGAGAGGTTTTGGACAACATATTTAATTCCGCTACAGAAAGGTTGTTTTCTTTTGCCAAAGCAATATAAACTTCTTCAGCTTTTTCACCAAACTTGTCAGAGAAAGTTGTAGTAACTTGCTCTACATTTCGTGCAGAAACTTCAGAGGCTTGTCTTTTTGCAAAAGCTTGTTCAACCAATTGTGATACTGTATCCGGTGTAATAGGACTAGCAGAGGGTGGCTCTGTAGACTTGATTCCAGACTTAATTTCATCGAGAAGTTGTTCAGCAGTACGACGTTTCTCAAGTTCCGCTTTTACGGCCTGCAACTCTTCTTCGAGAGTCTTTATGTGGCTTTGTGCATGAGGAACTGATTTAAGAGCATCTTCTACTGTTGCATACTTCTTGCCTTGCCCAACTAGTTCTGATACTTCTGGTGGAAGTGAAGTACTTGTTGGAGGATTTGTTTGTGGTGCTTGATTCTCAGTGGTCGCTGAAAATACTGTTGTGTTTTCTGTGTTCATTTGTTCCCTTGGTCAGGTATTAACTCTAATATCTTACTATATGCTTTTTGCATCCCTAAATGATAAGAAACATATTCAGAATAAGCAAGTTTAGAGAAAGGTTCTTCACTAATTAAAACTCTTTGAGAGAAAGACATTTGTTCTTTTAAATAAAGAGAAAGAAATATAAATATATCTTCTTTAGTTAATTTAGAATTATCTTTATCTTTTAATATATTTAACATAATAACAATTATTATACACTAAATTGATTATAGACGCAAGAATTATTTTTTCAATTTCTGCATATAAGAAGCAATGAGCATTAATTCCTCTGGAGTACTATCATTTTTGATTCTATTTGCTCTCCAAGAGATAATTTGTACATTGTCAGAAACATACCCAATGGAGGAATCTATTCTATCCAAAGAAGGAGCATCATCTTGTCTAGACCACCCAGACATACCAGTACCCTCATATTTTAGTCTACATCCCAACATTGGGCAGTAATCAGGGACTACTAATGTTTCTAGGAGGACTAACCTATCTACACGAGATACCTCTTTTCTTGTTAGCATATGATTGAGCCAATAATACTTAGGTTCTTTTCCTCTGAGGAAGTTATCCCTTTTCTGCACTTTGGTAGAGATACCAAATTTAGTCATAACTTGGTATATTCTCTGCTTGGATACGCCATAGACATTACCCACCTCTTCTACGGTTTCTCCACGATCAATTCTAGCAGTTATATCTTCAACTCTATCCACCCAAGTATTTATTAACATTTACTTCCTTTCATGTATTTAGTAGGTAGGGTACTAATTCATCCTATACCTACTATTATACACTAGTCAAAAGGTTCTGTCAAGTACTTTATTGATTTCCTACCATATTTTCTTCAATTGGTGTTGCTGCTTCATTTTCTAATGTGGTAGTAGCCTGATTCATTAAGCGTTGTGTCTCCTTACCTTCAAATACAGCAGCATTATCTTTAATGAATTGATACTTCTCAAAGCCCATATATTCTTCAACCATTTTAGATAATTGTTTACCAGAAACATGAGGAGCAATAATATTACCAATTGGACTATTGAATACACCAACAAGATTCTGCATTAATTGTGCCCTTGCTGCGTAGTGTCTAGCTCCTATAGGACGTAATTTCCCTTTAGCAGTAATATCTTCCTTAGTGATGGAAAGAAAATCTGATACACCTAAATCATCATCAAGGACACGAGCAATATCTACTACAATCATATTCCTTTTTGCTAGTTCAAGCATTTTATTAATAAGTGGTTCCATAAACTCTACTTCAAACTTATTAATCTTATTTTGGAATATCCTTCCAGCAGCATTTTGTAATTGTTGTACTTCAAAGGCTGTTTTCTCTCCGGGAGTTCTAAAACCCATTGCTTCTTTAGGTGCCCCAGCCATTTCTTCCATTAAAGCAAGAAGATACCCAATCTCATTATTAACTTGGAAAGCAGCAGCATTTGGAGGAAGTTGTGTCACATTACCATCTTCAGGAATATGAATATCAACCCCTGGCCCCCATTCAAATGGTTCTACATCTCCTTGGATAACCTTTGGAGGATGAATGGTTAAGTCCATTGCATCTGCTTTATTATTTTCTAAGTGGTCAAGACGATATTGAAGACCAACTAAGTTATCTAGTGGTCCCATAGCATAAAGGTTGTCTGGACGTTCTCTCCAACCTACGTGGCATTTATTATCTTGTCCTAACCAACTAGGATTCTCAATATCCCGTAAGATATACTTACGGTCTGCTATAGTTATAATACGGTTTTCTTTAAGTTCTCCAGTTGCTTCATCATAAAGATCACCTTCAAAGTCAATAATCTCTACAAGACCTGATTGGTAATATTCTTTAAGAGAGCCAAAGCCGTCTATTTGATAACCTTCTGCTTTGGCAATATCTTCTTGTCTAAAGTCCGTCATTTGCTTTCGCAAAGTGATTATCTTATCAAATATAGCAGAATCAAAGTTTAAATCTGTTCTATAAGTAATTTCTTTCTTTAATTCCCCAAGAGATTTCATGTAACGAGTAAACTTTGGAGATTGCTTATATGAACTAGCTACTGGATTAAACACATGGTCATGTGGAGAGATTCGTAGAGCTTTTGGTCCTGTGTATATATCTTCTCCTTGGCTATTCTTTTCTTCAACCCAAATAGCTTCACCAAAGACGTTACCATAATCAATATAGTCATACAGAAGTTTACTAATTGTTTCACGAAAACCACTTTCACGAAGTTTATTCTTCATGTAAGCCTCAATAGCCACACGTTTCTTTTTAGTTACTGCATCTGCACTATATCCTTCCCACTTCAACCAGTCGTCGTTAGGAAATAGAGCATCCATATAATTAGCATGGAGATTATCCCGAATTTGTGTAAGTTTGGGGAGAGTAGTTTTATTTTTCCAAGGTAATTTACTATTAGTCGTTTTAGTAGTATCTGTAGCAAAAAGATAGTTACGAAGTTCCCTCCACTCAGCTTCTTTAGGAGAGCGTTGAGTCCACCAAGAGTTATACAAACTAGTTAATTGTTTTGCTAAGTTCTGTGGTTCTGATACTTCTTTTATTTGGGCTATCTTGCCTGCCATGTTTATTCCTTAAAAAGTAACTCCGCCAAAGCGGGGGTGGATATTAATCTTACTCACTGTTGACATTCCACCACGTTGTTTTGGAATGATTGCAATACTAATTGCATTAGACAATGAATCTTTAATATCATCATGTGGTGGATGTGCCATTATAAGTTCTTCTTCAAGAACTTGACAATTTCCACCTTTATAGTGCCATATTTGTAGATTATCATATTTTGGTTCAAGTACAGCAGCCATTCTCTCTTCTTTATTACCTTGGTGTCTATCTGGACGTACTTCATCAATAGATAAAGGAAGTCCATTAGGTTTAATATAAGAAGACTTTAACTCTTCTACAATTGCTATTTGAGCTACGTTTACTTCAGCTCGCATCTTCCTAAAGCCCCATTTCTGTTGGGCAGTTACAATATGTGAGTAGTAGTCAATAATTCTACTTGTCTTAAATCTATCTATGTCTAAGATGTAATAATTACCAAGGTGATCTACACCAATTACTATTAAAGAAGTGCTGTCAGCCTTTTTAGCGGTGGAGAAAGCGAAGTCAATCGCAGCATAAATAGATAGTCTCCTATCTTTAATATACCAATCTCCTTCAAGATTCTTTAATAAACTTCTCTCATAATATTGAAACTTATCTGGACCAATTCGTGCTGTATCTGAAGTATTTGGATTGTTATAATATTGACTAAAGAATTGAGTCTTATCTACATACTTTCCTTTAATGACGGAGAGCACTCTTTCATCAAATCCAAATTTCTTACCATCATTTCTAGTTTGTCTAGGCCAGAGGAATTCTCCATCTATTTCTACAACACGTTGGAATAATTCATATAGTTCTAATTCTTCTTCTGTTTCCTCAGAGTCTTCAAAGAATTCAGCCCTCATATTAATCATTGTGTCATAAATATCACGAGGATGGTATCTAGTTCCAACTACCCATTCTTGAGCTTCGGGATTTTCAATAGAAGCAAGTTGAGAGTAGGCAGAAGCTACTTTATCTCTTCCTTCTTCTGTATAAGCATTTCCCGGTACTACTATATCATCTAGAACCACCACATCTGCGTGGAAACCCGTTGTATTCATCGTTAAACCAGATGCCTTACACGTAGGGTCACGTACCCCTTCTTGTTTCCTTCTAGGGTGGTCTACGGCGATTTCTTCAACTGCCCACCGCTCCCTCTTACCTTCATCTGGATGAATCATTTCAGGCCAGTATCTACGATAAATTGGATTATCAAGAATCTGTTTAATCTGATACAATTGTTTCTGTGCTAAGTCAGCAGTAGCTGACACATAAAGTACTGTAGTTTCTGGATGCTTGGTTATCCACCAAGCTACTCTGTATGCAACTAATTTACTTTTTAAATGCCCACGAGGAAGTAGAACTAATTGGTTTAGTTTAGCATCCTGTCTGCCCCACCATTGGATTAGTTCTTGGTGTACTGCTCCAAGTACCATGTGTGGGGCGACTAATTTAATAAATACTTCTAGAGAATTTTCTGCACTTTCTCTAATAATATCATATTGTTTAGACATTTACTCTGCCACATAACAACCAGAAATGTATAAAGTAGCTGCCGTGTCTAAAGCTACTCCAGCAAGTGCTACCCCATTAGCTACTTCATTTACTAGGAGAGTTTTCGCATTTTGTTCTACATGTCCCACTAAAGTAGCTCCCGCTGTGTATGTTAAAGAACTGGCAGAGATATTAAGTACTGCAGGTCTATTTGTATTTTTAGCAGTAAAAGGTAGACCAGATACACGTATATTTCCTGTTCCAGTATGAGCACTCCATGTAATCTGCATTACTACAAATACTAAACTCCCAATTCTAGTGTAATATCCAGTATTAACTGAGGCTGTCTGTGTTCCGGCAGAAGTAGTCCCCTGTACTAGAACTGTTCCTGCTGTAAGAGTACCTTCTTCTACTAACCCTAATTTTGTATAAGAGACTGTTCTAGAATCAGCAAGAGAATTACTAGTCTGTGTAAAATCAATTAGTCCACCTGTAGGGAGAATAATCTGATTGGGTGTATAATACCAAGCACCATGCAGCCATAATTCAGCATTGGATGCTCCGCCTGCTCCAGTCTGAATTGTAGGTGCTGTTCCACCATTACTTATATTATATCCATAAATAGCATTGTCGTGAGAAGAACCATTGCCTACTTGAGATGCTTTTGCAATTACACCAGCAGAAGCCTCACAACCATAGATATTTACATATCTAGCAACAGAGAGTCCTCCACTTTCATCGTCTTCTGCACATCCAAAAACTAATGCTCCAGCAACACCTCCACCATTACAACGTAATTGTACGGCAACTATATTGTCTACATCTTGAAACATCACTGCTGGTGAACCACTAGCTCCAGGCCATCTAGTATTAATTAGTGTACAGAAGGAAGTATTTCCTTGTCCTATACCACCATTTCCTTGTCCTCCAGTCATTAATAGACCTGCTCCAGTTAAATTAGAATTATCTATAGAAGCAATGACATTTTCAAATAAACAGTGTTGTGTGTCATATCCAGAGAGAGCAGAAGCAAGAGTACCAGAATAACATCTAGTCTTTATCTGTGCAGAAATAGCATTAAAAATAAATACATTCCTAATAGTTAATTTATCCCTACTTGTAATTAATATCCCATAAGTAGCTATACCAACTCCAGTACCACAATTAATAAATATTTTTTCTACTCCACCACCATACTTTTTGTACTCTCCGGCACGACAGTTAAAGTGAATTACTGGATTAGCAATACCATCATATAGAATTTCTGTTACCGGAGAATCTAGAGTCACACTTGATACAGTACCGTAGTAGTGTCCTTCACCAATTCCTATTAAAGTAATTCCAGAATCTAAAATATTAATAGTACTAGTTATACGAAAAGTCCCCTCTGGAAACTGAACTATTCCTCCACCTAAAGTAACTGCATACGCGATTGCAGCAGCAATTGCTGGATAATCATCTGTAATACCATCTCCAACAGCACCAAAGTCCCTTACATTAATAATATCTCGCTGTTTACTTTGTGATGTACGTGATACCGCACTGATACCATTTTGAATAAATCCAACTAGAGATGATCCAGAAGAAGCTCCTAAATCATCTACTTCTTCTTGAATTGCCCCTTGAACTGTAGTAGAAGCAATATTACCATAAGGAGTAAATCCAATTAAATTGGCAGTAGAGTTACCAGCAATAGCATTTTGCACATCAATCAGACGAGCAGCTTCATTGGCATTAATTGGTTCTGCTAAATTAATTACTCTATTACTATTCATATCCAGATTAGCTCCCATCTGGTTAGGACTAGTACCATCTCTACTTAGAGTATTCTCTAAAGCAGCTTCTATTAGATCATTATTAGTATTATATCCAACTAATGATAAGAAGCCAGATAGAACATTATTGAGTGTAAGTTTAGCCACGTTTATTTCCTCTTTGCTTCACGCTTTTTACGATTAGCTTCTTTAGTTAAATTTTCTTTTGCTGATACAATACGAACATTACTTTTCTTTTTAGAACCACCTTCAGTTAGTGGTTTCTTATGGTCTGCTTGCCTAGAATCTCCCACCTTTAGACCAGCCTCTTTTCGTGCTTTATTTCGTGCTACACGGTCTCCATCACGATTTGGGTGTTTCTTTTCATAGAGGCGTTCTTCTTTTTTATAATCACGTTTTCCATTTGTCATGTAGGGCATTTAGTATTTCCTTAAGGTGCGGTTGATGGTCATATTACAGTCCTATCTTAGAGCGTGCGTAAGCCTGTTCAGAGGCTATCTGCGAGTCAGTCAGTCCAGAATTATTTACATAGAACAGATGGTACGCGTTAGCGATAATGTAGCTCGACGCCGCTCCGTTGTCCTTGCCAACAGTGAATGATGTTGTGCCAGCCGAGACTACAGGTCGCGCAACAGTCTCAGCGGCTGCGGTATTAATCTGCACACTGAGAGTCGTACCATTGTCACGTACCGTGATTACATAAGGCGTTCCGACATCAAGAGTTGCAGTGCTTGCAAGCGTGGTAAATGCTGCTCCATTGCCAGCAGAGAATGACAGCTTGTTGCTTGCGTCAATCTGAACCTTGCGACCTGTGTTTGTTCCGGTGTCGCTCCATAGCGTGCGAAGTGTTCCAGCACCGCCAGCAGGATTTATTGCGGCAACAAGAGCAAATCCAGCACTCCCACCGCCACCTGTTGGACTCGTTACGTTGTCGTCTGTGCCTAATAGTGCTACATAAGGCAGTCCACCAGCATCGACTCTGTAAGTCAGCCTTGCTGGTGCTGTGGCTTGAATCAGGTGGTTACCGTCTAGGAGTTTGACGGAGATGTTGTCTATCGTTCCAACAAATGACGTAACAGCAAGAAAGAACAGCGTTGGTGTGCCAGATGCGCCGGTATTTGCTCGGAAAGTGTGAGTTCCAGAAGTTGTAAAATCAACCGGCGTAAATCCACCAACGTTAACGCGTAGTGTTCCTGACGTTCTGGTCACTGTTACAGTTATCTGGTATGTTTTACTAGCCGCAAGTCCAGCATTGGCTGTTAGCTGCCCTGTAGTTATGTTTGCATTTGCAACTCCGCCGCTAATCGTCCACCCAGCGCCTTTCGTCCAATACCCAGTATCGGAAGAAAACTCACGATCAGCCGCAAGCGTAATTTTCTCCGGCCCCAACACCATCCCAAGCCGACGATCAGCCCACAAGCCTACAGGGTCCTCAGCAGCGTCTACTTGTGCTACTCCGGTAGAGGTGTCCCAGAGTGTTGGGAGGATTGGATCATACCATCCTCCATCAATACCAGTAAATATATTACCAACGTCTACAAGAGGTTTAGTAAAAGCACCAGCAGCTCTTAATTGGTCATTTAAAGAACCATAGTATCCACCATTAGTTAGATATCTATGTAGGATATCATTGTATTGATTTCCAAGTCCCATAGCCCTACCAAGGGCCATTACTGAGTCATTACTTGGAAGCATCGCTGTACCCATCATAGTCCTCTATTTACTTTGCTATTGTAAGACCAACACGTTCCATGTCAGCTTGTAATGTATCTCGTACTTCTGCTTGAATCTTCCGTTCCCTGTCTACTTCATCCTTAGAAGGACGTCCAGCTTTACGAACTTCAGTATATCCTTTATCAGCAAGATACTTAGCTGCTGCTACTCCTTTAGCATCTTCAGAACGGGATGCACTAATCATAGAACGAATTGCATTTGCTTTGATCTTTATTTCAAGTTCATCACGCCATGCTTGAAACTCGTAGCGGATTGAAGATTTAGTAATCTTAACCCATATATCCCAAGAGTTAAATACGTCCATAGCAAACTCGTACTCGAAGCCCGGTATATGGTCGTAAGAGAAGTATATCTGTTTAAGAGACAAATAAGTAATTCCATCTACAAGATGGTCTTTATCTTTAAGAGTAAACAAAGGAACAAAGGAAGGGTCTTCCCTCTCACGCCTTACTTCCCAGAAGAGAGAAGTAGTGCGGATGACATTTCGTTCATCACGAAGAGACTCATGCCATTGTTTCATAAGAGAAGGATTCTCTATAAAGAAAGAAGAAGAATAGTTTTCTTTAGAAACAGATTTAATTGGTTTTTTCAAGAAGCAGTTCCTTTGTGAAGAAAGATTATATTCTAAAGAATAGAATAGACTATCCCTCTTTAAATGTAGTACTTGTAGTATGAATTAAATGGCTTCTTTGGGAAGCCTTTGTATGTTTTCTTAAATGTTTTTATTAAAACTTATTACATACTATAAGTATACCAGAAAATGATTATAATTGCAAGCTATTTTAATATTATATTTTCATATAATACTCGATTGTGTCTCCGTTTCATTCTTTAGTGTGAGGGATGTATCATGTTCTATATCCCGAACACCAATTAGTCAAGCATTAATTTCCTCTATTGGGTAATTTCTATGAGAAATTATTTGGGTGTAATGCAACCTATATACATTACCCCCAACCCCCCTTATACCCCAATTCATTATTTAATTAAATAACTAATTAATTATATAATCATATGCTAATTAATTGAATCATTATTGACTTATATTAGCATTTACTTATATTGGGGTGTATTAAACCTATTCATATATACCCCACTAATTCCCCTAATGATTACATAATAGAATCAATTAGTTATCACACTGTGACAATTCGTGTCACCTATCAACTCTAATCAATTCAATCACTTACACCAACTGTGACAATTTTTGTCACCCCAATGTGACACAATCTGTCACTTTCACCCCTCTATATAATCATTCTCTTATATTAGCCATTCCTTATATAGAATATTTAATCCTTTAGAATCAGTAACTTATAATTATTTTAGGTTGAGTCGGTCATTCTGGCATGGCCCTTGCATTCTATCAGGGCGCAAAGGTAGCAACGATTAATTAAGAGGTGCATCATGGGCAATATCACATATATGGTTCTATTGATTACAGTCGGAATCCCTTTAGTGTGTTGCGCTCTTATATTGGCACTGTTCATTGCTTTCAAGAGGTAAGACATGCGAGCATTAATGGATATTCTTTATGGGGCAATGGCGGGTATTGTGTTGGCATACCTAATCTTTCAAGGGTTAATACAATGACTAAGACAAAACTAAGGGCGCGAACCATGCGCCGGAAGGCAAAGGCGAAGATTCTAAGGAATCAAGTAATAACCAAGGTCTACTATTTTGGGCGACGCATGATAACGTGAGTCGGTCATAATAACACACAGGGCCGCGAGGGCATCCGACTACGGCATAACCTGTAAGAGTCATTACGAGACTATAACAACGTAGCGACTTCTAAACCCGTAAGGCGACAGTTCAGAATAACCCGCGAGTTCATCGGGGTGAGTGTGAGTACTCACTAACATGAATTCAGTTAGTAAAGGGAATGAACCTAAATTAGCATTGTCTAATATAGCTAGGGAAAGAGACCCACAAGTTGAGGCAATGACAATAAGCCCTTACTATTCCGGCAACAATGGGATTCTGTGGTAAGACTGGTATGGGTAATACCCATGTAACAACCACGAGGAACGAACGGCCCACTAAGCCCGTTTAAACCCAATAAAATGGGCATGACGGAAGGCAAGCGGAATGGGCCGATAAACGGAAAGGGCATTAGATAATCTAGTGTTCTTTTTGGGGCAAGCCGAAGGCCCTTATATCTTCGGCAACCTAAAAGGAGTATTGAAAATGTCTAAAATTGAAAACGAAAAGGGTTTTAATTCGGCTATCGCCGCAATCAAGAAAAGTGGGGAAGCTCTCGCAAACTATGTACACAATGCAGGTTTGTTTGCATTGGCACAGGTCAATGAGCATGGGAATGATGGCTTTGCGGTTCGCTTGCTGGAAGCGTTGGGGCGTAAGCATGATGCCAAGCGGGTGGAAAAATGGCTTTGCCACTTCGGTAAACTTGGTATGAAGTCCGGCAAACTGGTGTATCGGGCAAGGCGTGACATTACACCGGAAACGATTGACGCTATTCTGAAGGAGGCCGAATCTATTCCTTATTGGGACTTCACAGAACAGGAACACCATGTTTTCAAGTTCAATGGCTTGACTATGCTGCAAAGCATTGTTAGCCGCTTGAATACCGCCAATGAAAAGGCACAGGCGGGAGAAGAGGTGGAGATTACCTCTCCTGAAGTGGTTGCGGAGGTTGCTGCTATCCTTGAAAAGTATAAAGCAAAAGCAGCAGCAACAACAGCGGCAGCAATAGCCGCTTAATAGGGGTATTTCCCCATAACTTTAGACCTAAATAGGACATTAAATCATGCCGGACCCACCCAATATATAATTATATATTAAACTAAACTTATATAGAGAGTAAAAACAAGGGAATTGTCACAGCAGTTCCCTTCATTTTATCCACTAGATGAACAAGGAGTCGGTCATGTATAACTTAAATATTCCAAAACCAAAGATAATGTCTATCCTTGCGTCATTACTTGCTGAAAGGAAAGAGCAAGAGAGACAAAGGCAGCAAGCAAAGTTTGATCCTTCGTGAAGGAGTATCTCATGTATATAGCCATGCAAATATATAGGGAAGGCAATAGAACCTTTTACAATGCTATCTCTATGCGAAAATACAAACATCTTTCTACTGCAATACGTGTTGCAAAAGAAAAGGCAAAGGGGCAGCCCTATGTAATGAAAGGGACTTCAATAGTTTGGAGTCCTTTTTAATTAATGGGGTCGGTCACATTCATCAATGGAAAATACCGCAAAAAAAGAAAGAGGAAATCAAAATGACAAAACTTAATTATTACCTGCATAATTTCACACCACAATTCCTTTGTTTCACATTTCATCATATTTGTTATGAATTAAAGGGAACTGTATCTATTGAATCCGAATTTCCCATGTTTCTTATGGGTGGAGAGT